ACTCTTTGTCGATTGCATCCATTTGTCGGTAGAGCCGATTAACAAGAGTGATTCGACTATATAGCTCTGCCTCGTCCTGAGCGACGCCCAATTCAGCAAAACGATCGACGAGTTGCTCGACCGTCATTGTTTTAAGGGTTGAATTGGTGTTCATAATCGGCAGCTAATCGGTCATTTCGGCTTATATTCGCCGCTATCGATCCCTCGGATAAACGAGCCGGCCTCCATCGCCTGATGGGGGTGCCAGCGCATCTGTTTGATAGTCTGGAGCGTTTGCCGGGATGCTTCCAGCGCTACTGCCGGTGTCGCTTCGGCGGCCATCAATTGAACATGGATGTGAGGGTGCTGAAGAAGCGGAATCAACGCTGTACGGGCGTCGCCCGGTCGTGATTTCAGTTCATTTTCGATGGAGGTCATCTTAGCAAAAAGGCGATTATGCCTGGTAAATTGCTCCGCCTCGATAGCCTCATACTCCGCTAGACAAATTTCTATGAACCGATCGATAAGCTGTTTGATCGTCATTTCTTTGAAATCGTCTTTTGTCATGGCTTAAGAACCCCCGCCTCGATAAGACCTTCCCGTCCCACTCTTAACCTTTCAGCCCAGTCCTTATCTTTTAGATATTCGCGTGGCGTAAGTCCCTCAAATTTTTTATTCGCCACTTTGTACCAGTTCGTAATCTCCCAGTGCTTCACTGTCGGGATACGGACTTTATTCTCCGCAGACTCGATCTGCGCATCCGGGAAACCATCGTTTCTTGCGGCAGTCTGCTCGGCGATATGATGAATTTCATAGCCCTTCTCGGGCTGGGAAGCCAAGCTTTGTAATTCTTCAAGCGTTTTCGGCTTGTCAAGATAGACGAAATATAAGGTATATATTCGTAAAGCCATGCGGCGGCATCGACCAGAGCAACCGCCTCGCCGACCCCGGGGATCAAATAGGTAATGCCGCGTCTTATCAGCCATCGCGCGATCGATTTGATGGCGGCAGTTCGTAACCTGCTCAAGGGAGGCTTTTCGGGCGGAATGTCGGGTGGGTCTTCCAGCGGCGGCCCGCCGTTATGGCCGATACCCGGGGGTACGCTAACCCGTGACGGGAGCGACGCCGCCCCCACGTCCTTCGGGCTGAACCGGCCGCCTTGGCTGTTAGGGGCGGATTTCGGCCAGCGCGGATGTTTGGATTCGTCCCAGGCTTTTTCGAGCTTAAACGCCTGGTCGGCGAATAGATCGTACAGCGCCAAATCGCCCGGGCTGCCGATACCCCAGGACAAGGCGTGGGTTGCGACCGGCATGTCCGGCGGAGTGACGCCAAGCCGCGCGCCGATCATGCGCATCAACTGCGCGCCGTCCGGCGAAACTTTATCCAGCTTGGCGGCGTCGAGCGCCGATTGCGCCGCCGCCTGGAAACCCCAGCTTAGATGTTTCGACGCCGTCGCCAACGCGGAGAGTATTTCGGCATCTTGTGGCTGCGCCCCGTGAAGGCGACCGGTCCAATAACGGACCCAGCGTTTCGGCAGGGGGACGATGAAGCCGTCACGCTTTTCAGTGAGTGGGATTCCGGGCCACAGAAACACGCCGTCGGCGTCGGCCAGCAGCGTGCGCGCGGGGACATGCGCCGCATCGGCGGCGTTATCCGAACCAAGATCGTACATGGGGAATTCCCGGCCGGACGGCAAAAGAAAACCGCCGGACGCGGAGCGTCGGCGGTTGGCAATCGATGCGGGGCGGACCGACGTTACGGAGTCTTGGTCCCGGGGGACATCAGCGCCGTCAGCTGCTCCGTCTTCGCCTCGCTGCCGCGGCTTGAGCCGAATTCGAAGCCGTAGACATCCTTCACGATGGCGACGAGCGCGCCGGACAAAATCAACAGGATGTCGCGGGCCGGTCCCTCGGCGATGGTGTGGACGAGCAGGACCCAGATCAGGCTGATCAGGCCGCCGATGGCGGCATAGGCCAATATGTCGGCGCGGAGGTTGCGGCGGCCGGCCTGGGTGATGGCGGTGTCGCGGGTGCGGGCGCTGGCGCGGTCGGCGATATAGGCTTTTTCCAGGTCTTCGGTCTGGGCCGCCATGGCCTGCTGGAAAGCGAGTTGCTGGGCGGCGTCGGCGTGAATCGCGTCCACGGCGGCCTGGCCGGTCTTGCCGGTGATGGATTGGGCGGTATCGACGACTTTCTGCGCGACATCGCCGGCCTGATCGCCGCCCAGCCAGCGCACGATCGACGGAACATATTGCGAAAGGCCGAGCGCGATCGAGATCGGGTCCATGGGATCAGTCCTTTTCGAGGTTGAAGAATGCGTGCCGGCCGATGATGACCAGCGGCAGGCGGGGATGGCCCCAGGCATAGGGCCAGGGCAGCGACGCGACTTTGTAGGAGGTGGCGCCGAAGGTCGGGTCGTCGATGCGGCCCGCGACGGCATCGGCGGCGATGGCGAGCGCCTTACGGAACGCCTCGTCGCTGTCGTCGACCGAGAGCAATTTCTCGCGGTTGGGATCGCCCGGGTTCCAGCAGGAAAACTGGGCTTGCGCGCGACAGACAGAGATCACGTCCCGCCCCCACCAGTATCGGCCGCCATGTTCTCGACTGGTTTGAATGCGGTTCAGCACGACGGCTGCGACCGCGATCATGCCGGCCTCGCCCTCGCCGCGCGCCTCGCCCCACAGAGTGCGGGCCAGGACGTCGATCTGATCGGCGACGGGATTTTGCGGAGCGTCGGTCATGCGCGGTTACTCCGGCGTAGAAGACGCCAGACGCCGGTGACGCCCAGGATCGCGCCGCAAATGGCGGCGATGGCGCCGGCGACGATGTTCACGGTGGTCAGGAAATCGGCCCAAAACGGCGTCGTGACCAGCACGACGCCGGTCAGGGTTTGGGCAGCGGCGGCGCTTCCCGCGCCCCCGGTAATCGCAGGGTCAGGCATTTCATCCTCTTGGAGTTTGGACATAAAAAAGCCGCCCGAAGGCGGCGGTTGCGTCACATCGTGATCGTTGCGCCGGTTTGAACGCCGGGGCCGATGACAGTCACCTGCCAACGAGAAGCGGCGTTGAAGGCTCGTTAAAGCCTCGACGATCTGCTGGTATGGATCGCTGACGTTGCTGCCGGATATTTCGTAGGGCGTTCATAGACCCGCCGGCTTTTGCGGCGGGATCGGCAAGGGGAGCGTTGGATCGCCTGTCGCGGCGCGCAGGATAATGCGCAACGCCTCGCGATATGTTTTCCAATCGGCCGGGACGGGAATGCCTGCTTCGGCGCAACGCGTGACGATGATATCGCCGGCCTCGATCAACACGCGGGCTTGATTTTGATAGGCGCGCCAAGCCGGGCCGACCGGCACGGGCTGCGACGCCGGGCGCGGGATGACCTTGGGGTTATTCGGGTCCGAGAGATCGACGATGTTGGCGGTGCGGTCGGTGTTTCGCGGGGCGACGACCAGGGTGCGCCCTTGAGCCTTCAGGAATGCCGTGATCGCGGCGAGATTTGTGTCGCTGCTGGTGCCGTCGCCGACAATTTCGCCCGTCGAATCGCAATCGATATAGTCAGGCATAGCTACCTCTTGAACACGTTGGCGACGATGCTCTGCGATGTGCAGGCGACGAGGGCTTGCTTCAGAGGCGTGGTCGGGCCGGATGGCACGGTTAAGACGAACTCAAGCTGATAGACATGGTAACCTGCCGAGGTTGTCGCGGTCGTATCGGTGAACACCAAGGTGACCGAACCATCCGCGGCGGTGCTGCTGCCGGAGCGCAGCACGGTCCAGCCGGTATCGGCGCCGTCGCGCGTCACGATCATATAGGCGTCGCCGCCATAGAGACCCGCCGCCAGGAAACCCTGTATGGTGACGATGATCTGGAGCGAGCCGCCCGCGACGAGCGTCTCGCCCACAGCGGCCAAAGCGGCATATTGCGTCGTTCCGGCGGGAAAATGATTGACGCCGTCGCCGGGGGTGTTGTTGTCGATCGTTCTTGAATACGCCCCGTAGGTGCCGGTGTTGGTTTCCGTGGCCGCGTTGGCGGCTATGTTCGACGTTCCCACGACATTGACGCCGAGGTCGGACGCGCTGAGGATTTCGACGCCGGCCGAATTCCAGACGAACAGGCCGAACTGGCTGCCCCACTGGCCGGCAATCATCCGGGTGGCGCCGCTGCTGTCGATGACCTGGAAATACGGCCCGTATTGCAGGCCGCCGGAGGTTCCCGTCTGGCCGTCCATCACGACAGCGGACGCCCCGCCGCCGCCCGTCGCGGTGAAGTAATTGCCGGTGAAAAAGTTGCCGGTGATCTTGTCGCCGGTGATCGTCCCTGCGCTGATATTCGCCGCTGTAATCGTCAATGCGGCGATGTTGCTGCCGGTGATTGTGCCGCCGGCGATATTGGTACCGGTAATCCCACCGGCGGCGATCTGAGCCGCCGTCAGCGTGCCCGCCGCGATTTGGCCGGCGGTGATCGTTCCTGAGGCAATATTCGCCGCTGTTATTGTATTTGCGGCTATTTTGTCCGTCGTGATCGCGCCATCGGCGATCAGCGTGCCGGTGGTGACGCGCTCGAAGCGCGGGTTGCCCATTTCCCAGTAGCCGGAACCGGCGGTTGAAGAGGGCGCGGGTTCCGCGTTGCTAACAAAAAACAGGCAAAGCACATACGCGGCATTGGCCGGTGAGGTCGATATAAACTCAGCCGAACAGCCGCTCGCGGCCGTAACCGATACCCCGTAGGGATCGACGTAGGATGAAGGATCGAATGATTGGGCCGTTGCGGTTATGTACGTTTGCGTATTGTCGTAGTATCCGGTCCATAGGTAAAAATATTTATTGGCGGGGCCAAACGAGCGGATCAGCGCCCGTTGACGATATTGTGTATTCCCATCACAGCTGATGAGCACTGATTGTATTGTGTAGTTTAATTAGTACTTGTAGAAAACAGCGAACAGTTCCAAACGACCCCCTTGATCAGGCCCATCGCGGCTTCAGTCGCTGTGCCTGACTGATAACCGGGGGTTGTCGTTCCATTCGTGCCTATGGCCCAAACCGTCGGGTCGGCGAAGTTGGGGTCTAAGATCAGGCTCGTCGTATCGCCGATATAGAGCTTGCTGGCGGTCACCGCACCGGCGGCGATCTGACCGGCGTTCACCGCGCCGGCGGCGATCGAGGCAGTGGTGATCGAGTTCGCCGCCATGTTGGCGGCGGTGATCGTATTTGCGGCGATATTACTGGCTGTAATCGTGCTCGCGGCAAGTTGCGTCGTTGTAATCGTACCAGCGAGAATTTGCGCTGCCGTGATTGTATTCGCCGCAATTTTGCCCGCTGTTATGGCGTTGGCCGCGACTTTACCGGTCGTAATAGCGCCATCGGCGATTGTCGTGGCGATTGCCAGGCGAATTAAAGAGACATTCCCGAAGCACCAATAGCCTGACGTAGACGTTACAGTCCCGATATTTACAAAGATATTACACTGAGCGTAGACGGCTCCGGCTGGCGGCGTGAAAGTCACATTGACATTCTGCGCCCCCGTTATCAGGGACGATGCAGCAGAGAAAGATCCCAGAAGGGTCGTCTGATCCGCAGCGTAGCAATTAACGTATACCGAGGCAGGAACCGATGGGATCGCCCCGATGGCTTCAACAGTCGCAGCAAGATTATAGGATTGACTCGGCGTTACCGAAATAAACGGTGTGTAAGCGCCATAGAGACCCGTGGCGGCCCCGGCTAAAGCGGTGTTGACAATTACAATATTCGGGCTTCCGATGTCCGGCGCGCTGCCGCCTGACCCGTAATACACAATCGTACCGACGCCCGAACCAAATAAAGTCCAGTAAGACTGATCCTTAAATTGTGGGTCAATGATGAGGTTGGTGGTGTCCCCTATTGTAAGCTTGTTTGCCGTCACCGCCCCGGCGGCTAAATTTGCCGTTTCTACCGCTCCGGCAGCCAACAGGGGTGTCGTGACAGCCCCTGGCGTTATCTGCGTCGTCGTGATTTGGCCAGTCAGTTTGGCCGCGCTCAAGGCTGCGATCTGGGCGTCGGTCAAGGTGCCGGTGATCTTTGTCGCCGCCAGATTGGCGATCTGCGCGTCGGTCAAGGTGCCGGTGACGTTGACCGCCGGAACGGCGACCGTCCACGCACCGGAATGATAACGGTACAACTGGCCGTCGGTCGTCAGAACGGCGGTGTCGCCCTCCGTCGCCGCGCCGGGAAGGCTCGATACGATCTGAACCGGGGTTATGCCGGAGGCGAATTTCGTGATGTCGAGCGAGGCGGCCGGAATGTCGGCCGCGGTAATCGACGAAATCCACGCACTGCCGTTCCAGCGGTAGAGCGTCCCCGTGCTGCTTTCGTAAGCGACGTTGCTGGTCGCCGAACTGGCCGAACCGATGCTGGTGACGACCTGAACAAGGTTAAGACCGCTGATCAGATTGGCGGCGGTGATCGAATTGGCGGCGATCTGCGCTTCGACGATCTGGCCGGTGATGTCGGAGGATTCGACGCCGAGGGTATTGGCGCTCCCGGGTCCCAGCGCCGTGGCGCTGAAATTGCCGCTGGTATCGACCGTCTTGACCCAGACGTAATACAGCGTGTTCAGCGCCAGGTTCGGGATGGTGACGCTGAGCGTGCCCTGACCGCCGACGGCGGCGGTCGCGAGATTGTTGACCGTGTTATAATAGACGACATAGAAGGCGATGTCGGATTCACTGGTGACCGGCGTCCATGACACCGTCACCTGGCGATAGCCGCCCGCGACATTCAGGCCGGTCGGGGCCGGCGGCGGTGTCGTCTTGAACACCGTCAGGACATTCAAATCCTGCGCCCAGGCCGAGAAGAACGGCCCGGTATTGCTGGTGCTGCGCACCGCGCGGACCTGCGCGTCGAACGCCGTGAGCGGCGCGATCGGCGAGATCGTCAGCGACGTGGTATTCGCGGCGACGAATTGATCCAGCCAAGGGCCGGGGCCGGTATGGGTGCGCCACTGCACCTCGTAACGGTCGAACACCGGATCGGGGCTCGCCGTCCAGGCGATTTGCATGAACGGTTGCACCGTGCCGTCGGGCTGCTCCGCGATGCCGCTGCTGATCGTCACGCCGCTCGGCGGAGCGACAAAAGCCGCGATTCCTGTCGGATCGTAAACATAGGGCGAAACATCGGCCGCGGTTTCAGCCGCTTCGCCGTAGATATTGACCGAAAGGAATTTGAGATAGAGCGTCTTGCCGACATAGGAGACGGGGGCAATCGGCAGGTCGAAGGTGAAGACGTTGTCGTCGAGCAGGCAGAATTGTGAGCCGATCGCGTGGCCGGCGATCGGTGTCGAATAAACGCCCCGGCGCAGGCGGCCGGCCGTGCCGCCATACTTACCGAGGGCGTAAACATACGGCGCGGTCAAGTTCGCCTGTTCGAACGAAATCAACTCCGCGTCGCTGCCATCGGCGTTCTGCACGACCGCAAGGCAAGCGGAAATGAAGTTGTCGCTGTTGAGCTGGCTTACGCTGGAAAGCGCGCCGAAGCTCTGTGTCAGATCCACGGACAGGGTATTGAGGGTGTCGGGGTCCGCCCCTGTCGCCAAGGTCGCCGTCAGCACACCCTGCGTGGCCGCGCGATCGATGTTTCCAAGCGGCTGATAATCGACGTTGTCGAGCGAAATCAGAACCTGACAGCCGCCCCAATTCGGGTTGGCGCCGGAGACGCCGATCACGATTTGCGGCGTGGCTTCCGAATTCGCCGACAGATAGGCCGGGCCCGGTTCGAAGATGACCGGCGTGTTGATGGACCCCGGCGAAACCCGGTAATTCGCGATGTAACCCGTGCCTTGATTCAGGTTATATTCGGCCGTCGATCCCAGGCTGACCGGGTATTCCTCGGCGATGACGGTGAGCGTGCCGTCGTCGTTCTCGGTGGTTTCCAGAATGCGGATGGCCTGCGACGATAGGCCGAGTCCGGAATCCGTGAGCGTATCGAGGTCCATCGGATCGAACAGGCAGTACCGGCCGTCGAGCCCGAAGGTGTAGGTGTTGAGAATATATTCCTTTTGCAGCAGCAGCTGCGCCGATGTATTCGCCGCGTTCCCATCGCAGAACAGATGCGCCTGCTTGCTGGAATCGGCGCGCCGCCCATAGGCGTCCATCAAGGCCTGATCGGTGGCCTCGGCGATAGAGGGGGCGTATTGGTTCGTGCGGTCGAGATATTCGAGTTTGATATCGTTGATCTGATCGGAGGCGCGTTGTCGGGTTAACAGCACCGGATCGTCATCGGACGAGCCGCCGGCATAGCCCGACACGAAATCGTCGTCACCGAGATTGAAACCAGCCATCGAGGGCGGCGTATAGCTGTAGCCGTTGCCGCTGACGGCGACACTGCCGCGCGGAACCATCGTCAGGATACCGCAGGACCAGACCACCTCGGAATAGGTGTAGGTCGCGATATCGTCGATCAGCGACGATGTCTGGGTCTGGTCGGCATAGACCGGCGAAATCCACAGCCCGGACGCCAGGCAGAAGTTCTGATAGTTCGAGAGAGTGCCGGTCGAGACATAATTGATCTGGATCGCTGCGCCGGTGTCGGCCGCGTTAAAGCTGTAGACGCCGGTCGCGGCGTTGAACGCATATTGCGACGGACCCGGCGCACCGGAAACGCAGGTAAACGGAACACCCGAGCTGTCCTCGACGTCGAGGTTGTAATTGAACGCGGCGTGGTTGCCGACAGTGATCGTGTGGGGTGAGCCCGGGATCGCATAGTCTTCGCTGTTGTTGACGACGCTGCCGATCCGCGTCGCCGGGAAGCCCGCCCCATATTGCGGATTCGACAGCAGATCGACCATGACTTGGCTGGGATCGGCGTCGGCGCCGTTGGGCGCGGTGGCGTAAAGCCGCCCGTAAATCTCGAAATTGTAGCTCGGCACCGTCGCCGAGCTGGAGAGGTTCATCAGACCGAATGCGGCATAACAGATGCCGCTATAGGGCACGGCCTGATCGAGATGATTGGCGGTCAGATACGACCAGGGCGACTGGCCCAGCACGCCGGTGAAGAACGAAAAGCCGGCGGTTGAAGACGGCTGCGCGGTCTGATTGACCCAGGTCGTGCTGGTGTTGACGATCGGCCCTTCGCAAATCGCGCCCGCGACGGCGGCCGTATAGGTGTAAGACCCGCCGCCGCCCGACTTGCCGCTTTTGCCACCGTTCGACGACGATTTGATCGCCTTGAAATCGGTGTAATAGGTTAGGTTCATCGCCACGCGGGCAGCGCCGTACAGGATCGGAACCGGCAGCCCGTAGCTTGACGTCTGAACCTGAATCCCCGCCAGCGCGACCGGCTGCGTCGTCTTTGCGCCACCTCCAAGCATTCCGCTCATGGTTCACCTCGGCGCAAGGAAAATGGGTGTCCGATCGGCGGCGTCGGCCGTTAACGATCGAGCCCGAATGAAGGACGTAACAACGTCGCTGTTTCGCAAGACCGCAAACAGCAAAAAACCCCGCCGAAGCGGGGCTTTTGCTCGGCTATACGGTGCGGAGGCTTAGCGTTTCAACATTTGTTTTAGAAGATCGACGCTATGAGAACTTAATCTGCCAATGACCGGACCCACGCCATCGGGCCGTTTTGGGAAGTAATCCTCGGCGAACGGCAGGAGCAACGTGAGGTCCAGTTCAAATCGCGTAGCAAGAAAAAGCCCAGCAGCATTCATGTCCGTAAGATTGGCGACATAGAAGCTGCTGACATAGGGTTTGTGGAGTTTGGAAGTGCCATACGCAACTTCCAACGCACGATTCCCATCTTTTTGCCGAACGCTGCGGACCAACGCCGGTCGGTCTTTAAACCCACCCTCTCCAACGTTGGTAGGCCACCTACACCAAACCACATCATACGGCGAGACCGCGATCGACTGCGGGTAATAGGAAGGCGTCAGTTCCGGCACGGCTTACCAAGCCGGCCCGCTAACCGTTTCCCATTCTTCCAAATTAAGCGGTTCGACCGACTTCTTCAGCTTGGCGAGTTGCTCAATCGACACACTGTCTCCGTACTCCGCCTCGGGCGGCGGCTGGGTCGCGCCCTTGCGTGGCTGTTGTGCATTATTCTGTGTAGGCATTCTGGTCGCTCCAGTTATCGCGGCAAAAGCCGCCGGACCTCATCATCAATGCGAGATTGGTTATAGTCCAACGATTGATGATGTTAGTTGTTCACGCAATAAGAGGTTTTTCAACAATTTCCGTCATCGCGAAAAGCGGCGCCAAGCGCCAAGCTCGCAAACCGATTTCATAGATGTGGCCAATAGCATCGATGTTTGATGATCGACATTCGCATAGCACCAATGTTTCTTCACTGAAACCCGCCTCTTCGGGAACTCCGATAATTTCGCAAAACCGCGACATAAATATGGCACTCGGCTTGACGACCATTCCTAAGGAATCGGCGCTCATACTCTTCTCGCAACCCGATATCTGAATCGGCTATCATTCTTCGGGAAGATCACCCGGCCACTTTCTTACATCCATATGAGCCATAAAATATCGGGGCGGTTTTGGCCTGCTGACTAGCGGGCTATTATCCGTCGCAAAGCCCACCTTAGATGGACCACCGCTTCAACGTGAAGAATTTCACCGGCCTCGGCTGGCCGCGACCCGCAACGACTTCGCCGATCGTCGTCAGGCGGAAATTCCGAGATGCGTCGTCCTCCTGCACCGATTGGCCGCTGAAGGCGTGAACGATCACCGGCCAGTCAATGACCAGCGCCGCGTGGCTGAAACAGCGGCCGAACTTGAAGAGCGCGAAATCGGCCGGTCGCGGCGTTGCGATCTCGACGGCGTGATCGGCGATGCCGCCGAGATAAATTTCGTCATGTCCGTGCAGAAAGAACCGCACCGGATAGTCGGGCCGCAGATCGGGAAGCAGACCGGCGGCATGGTAGCTCGCAATCAGCAATTGCAAACAATCGACGCCAGCGCCCTTGACCCGGGCGCGGTCATGGAAGGGCGTGCCGATCCAACTGCGCGCCTCGGCGATGACGGCTTGGCGTTCATCAAGTTGCATCATCTTAAACAGCCCGCGACGGCGGATCGCGCGTGAGCCGAGGGAGCGGACGCGACCGCCCGGCATTTGAGGGAACAAGAAAACCTCATACCGCCGTCGTCGGCTGCGGGATAAAGGGAAAGCCGCGATAGCGGGCGGTGTTGGAGAATTTCGGGCAACCGTTCGTTCCGGCCCAGCTTTTGTCGCAGCCCTGATAGATCGTGAACGTGTCGCCGGTTGCGGGCGCTGTCGGGAATGGGGCCAAGACCGTGATGCTGGCCGAGGTTGAGGAATTATACACCGACACGCGGATCGAACGGGACAGGCCGTTCAGCACGCCGGAGGTAAAGACGATCTTGCCCAGATTGTAATCGTCCTCGACGTGACCGGTGGTGATGATGTTCAGGTTGATATTCGAAACGCCGGACGACGCAGCGACCGTGCCGGTTTGCGAATAGGCGGCGGTGTTCACGCCGCAGGCGGCATCGCCGAGATTATTGAGGCATCCCGGCTGATAAAGGTTGCGCGGCATTTGCAGGTTCAACAGCTCGAGGTGACTGTTGACGGTAAAGGTCGCGATCGTGCGGCTGGCGTCGATCTCCACCACCCGCCCGACGAACAGGCGGATCGCCCCGGCACGCGTGTCGCCATAGGTCGGCATGAACAGCCGCTCGAAGATCAGTTCCGAGCCATCGAACACGCCGCTATGCACCGCCGACAGGAATGGCGCGCCGAGGATTTGCGCCGCGCCGGGATGACGTCGAATTGTAGCGTATCGACCGCCGTGCCGACCTTTTGACGCACCTTGGCCTTAGCGTCCTGGCGGTCGAAATACGGCCCGGTCGAACCGCCGCAGGGATAGAGCACGCCATTATAGGTGACATCCTGGTCGCCGCCGCAGTAACGCAGCACGTTCGAGCCCAGATTGCCGCCGGAGAAGGTGAAGACATCGGCCTGAAACCACTCGCGCGATTCCAGAATTTTCCGCAGCGCGGGCGATGTCGGCTTCATCGCGGAGTCACGCTGATCACGGCGGGCTCGGCATCGATATTGCCCGCGAATTGGACGATGACGCCGTCGGCATACGGATCGCCATAGACCGGTTCGCCGGCGGCATCCTCGACATACAACAGCATCCGCGCTTGCGCTTTGTCGGCGGCGGCCACGCGGGCGCTCGCCAGACGATCCGTGGGGCGCGTCCAGATGACAGACCAGAGTTTCATAAGAGGGCCTACTATTTGATCTGGATAAACGAGACTTTTTTGTTTTCGAACAGCGATTGCATGAAGTTCGAAAAGGTCATCGTGTCGTCGGTGAAACGCACCGGGAAATAGTAAGAGAAGGTGGCGACGATGACCTGCCCCACGCCCGGCGCGCCGGCGACGAAGTTGATCGTGCCAGGCGGCGTCGCGCCATTTTCCCAAGCGCCGACGCCGTAATCCGTGCCGTTGACTTTGGCGACGCCGCCGACCGTCAGGCTCGTCACGCTTTGCGGGGCCAGGATCGGTTCCACAGCGCCGCCATAGGCGCGGATCAATTGAAACTGGATGGTCGATCCGTCGCCCACGCCGATGGTCTGAGCGGTCACGGAATTGTCGTGCGGGTCGAGATACAGGAACGAATCCAGCATTCCCGTGCGGTTGTTGAAAAACCCCTCGAGCTGCGCCTGCTCGGTATAAGTCGCACCTTCGAATGTGCCTTGGCGTAGGAAACTATAGGACGACGTCCAGGTCCGGCGCGGCGTCGATTGCCGAGCGATGCGAATTTCCTTACCGCTGTAATTGGTGACGACCGTGGTGGCGAAGGAAGGGGCGCGATCGACCGGCATTCGAGACCGGGAAGAGACGGGAAAATCGATGTGCTCATGGATCAGCCCGGTACGTTAAGAAGGCGCAGCTGGCCTGACAACGCCTTCACCAGCGCCCCGCCATTGTTCATGAACAGGCGCTGTACGCTTTGGGCATCGACCGCTTGCACATTGACGTTGATGTGAGTGTCGCCGCCGACGATCCCCCCAATCGAACCCGCGGCGCCGCCGTTTTGAAAGAAATCACGCATCGGCGCGGCAATCGCGGCGGGCAGGATCGATTCCTTGGCATGAGCCTGGACCAGCATGTCGGTCGGCAGGTTCCAGACACCGCCCGCAGCGGAGAGCCCGGGAATGAAACTGAGCACGGTCAGTTCGGCAGTCTCGCCCGCAGGCACCGCTGCGGGGCCGATTTCCGGCGCCATGAAGGCCGCCACGCCGGCGCCTGTCTCGGCTGCCGATACCGTAATCGATTCGATCGCCTTACCCAACATATCGAGGATGCCGGACGAGGCGGCCGCAGCGTCGGAGGCCGAGCGGATCGCATTACCGGCCTCGGTCGCTTCGGTCATCGTCAGTTCGGACGCGATCCAGTTGGTGGCGCGTTTGACCGCCATACCGACGAAATCGGAAATCACCGCCTGCCCCATCTTGGCGGTGGCCTGGCGCAAAGTTTCGTTGCCGCGAATGATGCCGTTTAGCGACGATTGGAATGCGTTTCCGATCGGCGACAGGATCGACATCCAAGACGCCTCGGATTCCTTGACCCGCTGCTGCTCAAGCGCGCGCATCTTGGCATCGTGCTTGACCTCTTCGGCATCGGCCTTGTTCTGCAATTGCTGGCGAACCTGCGCGCTGGCGCTCTGGGCCTGATTCTCTTCGTTCAACTCGCTCCGGATAGCGGCGTAGCGCGCCTCCTCAATACGAATTTGCTGGCTGATCGCCTCGTCAGCAGACTCTTTATAGCTGTCCTTCAGGATCGCTATTTCCGCCGTTTGCT